AATTCTCTCCTGATCGTAAATGATAGAAGGAGTAGTTAAGCTTAATTCGAAGTTAGTTAATGATTCGTCTCTGTAACCCTGAATGTAAAGATGCACAAAAGCAATCTTATAAAGTTCAGAAACCATGATTCTTTGAACCTTCTCAATGGTTCTACCGAATCTAATGTCTTCAGCGGCTAGAGTAGCCTTACCTTGTAGATTCTCATCATAGCCAAGGAATGCTTTCGGTACTCTTAAGGCGGCAAATAACTTATCTCTTAAGTATTCAACGTCTGTTATACCGTCATATTGTAATCCTCCTAGAGTTTCAATCTTGGTAGTAGTATCATTACCTCTCATAGGGATATAAAAATCCTCCATAAGGTTCTGCATGTTGTATTTTAGGTTATACTCACCAGTCTGCTGGTCAATATAAGGAGTACGCTTCATTTTAGAGATAGCCTGCTGCATGAAGTTCTCAATCTCATTCGGAGGAATACCGCCGACGTTCATATAAAAGATTCTCTTCTCAGGAGCTCGTACAATCCTGTGGACTAGCATTGCATCCTCCATTAAAGTATACTGCTTGAATAATTTTCTTGCAGGCTCTAAGTAGGATCTTCCATAAGGTAGGAAGTTTACATCCGTTAATAATCTAAAATGGGCTATTTCATAATTGTCAAAGTACAGGGAATTGCCATCTGTCTGATTAGGTGCTTTAAAGTACCCGTAAGTATCTGGTGCTAATCCATCAGGATCATAACGAAATCTGATTGCGGTTGGATTTTCTTGATCAAAGCCTTCTTGTCTCTCAATATTAAAAGCAGAGAAAGGAATCACGTTATAAACTCCGTATTTTTCTGAAGCTTCTAATTTTAAGAAGAAGTCTCCGTATTTACACATATTTCTAATCCACCAGCTTAAGTTAAATTCAACGTTCAATACATCATAGAATAGATTGTAAAGAATCTTTTGAATGTTTTCGTCTGAGGAACGGATTTGAAGTACTTCCCCCATATCATTCTTAAGAGTAGATTCCTCTGCTAGGATATCTAAGGTAGATGCGATGATAGCATCTGTGTCCATAGCGTCATACTCTGAGTATAACTGGGTTCTTAATGTTTGATAATTAAAACTGTTCTGATATCCGTATAAGGATGAAGGTGAGGTGGTGTAGATTCGATTGTATCTCGATACTAAAGAATTAGTTTCTAACTCTCCAGACATCTGAATCTGGTTGGTATCGGCAACTTTGAGTTGATTGCCTCCAACGTTTCGGATTATAACATCTGTTGAAAAAAGTCGTCTAAGCCGGGAAAATATTCCAGTGTCTGCCATTATTAATTAATAATATAAGTATAAATAGTGTAAAAAGCCAAGTTATTTTACTTGAGAATCCAGGTAAAGTCTTCACTGCCCCCTTTTCCATTATCAATTTGATATGGATTTTTAACGTCGTTAGGAGAATAAACTCCTTGATACGGGGTTTTACTAGTTGAGATTCCACCTAAAGCTGCTTTTGTGATATCAATTCCCTGCTGGTTTAATTGCAAGGCTGTATCTCTAACGTATAATGCAGTTCCAAAAGATATTACCAGGTCATCATTATAACCGTACTGTGCTTCTGCACGGCCATTCTTCCAAACAAAGACTTTCATTTCTTCTATTAGTCTTTTTGATTGGATTATAACAGCTTTCTCATTGACTGCTTCTTGGAATTTTCCAATGATTAAAGGTCTAGTCTTTGAATTCATAGTAAAACCAGGAGTCATATTGCTGTGAATATCATATTGATTAAAATATGAATCGGCTGTTAATGTTCCTGATTTAGGAGAATGGTAGAAGTTAGCATAACCTCTGTCTAAGATAGTCTGAATTGCTGCCCAGCCTATAGATGCATTCTCAACTACGAGTAAGGCTTCATTGTATTCTGTTGCTATTGCAACCAAAAGTAAACCAAATTCCTTAGTTCCTATTTGACCTTTATATTCACCGACTTGGGTATTATTCTGAATGTCTAATATATGGAATGCTGAGTAGTCTTTACCGTCCCCACGGGCAACGTCGGCAACTACCATATAATTTCTAGAATAATCAACCGGCTCCCAGATCCATAAATTCTGATCTGCTCCTCTTCTTTCTAAAGGCTCCTTCATGTAGGTCTTCATATAGAATTCCATAAACTCACCGTAGAATACCGTGTCTCCGGATGTAGAGAAGTCACAATCACACTCTTGAGCTGCTAGTCTTGGATCTCCTAACAGGTCATCCTGTCTGTCTCTCCATGATTGATCTCTTTCTGGGTGTACATACCAAGGTAATTTAATAGGAAGAAAATCATTTTCACGATTCTCTGCACGGACCCATGTCTGATGAAACCAGTTTCCGGTACCGTACGGAGTTGATAATACGATTGCTCCTCCTCCAGTAGCCAAGGTCTGCTGAGCTGATGCCCAAGTCTCGGCAATGTTATCGATAAAGGCTGCCTCGTCAATTAAGAGTAAGGATACAGCTTCAGAACGTGCTGAATCTGAATTAGAAGACTTGGCCTGAATCTTAGAACCGTTGGCCAGTCTTAAAGATAATTTGTTATGCTCGACTGATGGTACTTTTAACCAGGAAGGTAAGTTCTCATACATGAACTGCACTTTAGCAACCAGGTTTCTTGCTGTTGCCTGTGTAGTTGCTAGGGTTAGAACGTTCTTATCCTTGTGAAAAAGCATGAGCCATAGTGAATATCCGGCTCCTAAAGTTGAAATACCTAACTGTCTAGACTTTAAAATGATTGAATACGGGTTATCTTTGAAGTGACTTAAGACTTTTTCCTGAAAAGGATATAAATTAAATAAGATTCTTCCTCTTTGAGGATGCTGGATATAGCAGTATTTTCTCATAAAGTGAACCGGATCGGCTACACACCTTACGAATTCCTGCCTTATTATCTGTTTTAAGTCTTGACTCATAATATTACCAGGATAGTCACTAGAAAAGAAGCTCCAGAAAGAATATATGCAACCATCTTATCAAATCGTGCATCTTCTATTACCTTCTCCTGTATTTGTATTGTGTTTTGATAGTGTCTCTCATTAGATCTCAGTAAAGTTAACTGTGTGTCTTTGTAAGAGATGAGAGTGTCTTTACTCCTAATTATACTACGGTATATCGAGATAGAATCTCGTACAATAACTAATTGTGAGTCTAGGTAATCTGCTTTTTGTTTTACCTTAAGTGCATTTCTTAGAGTGTGACATGGAACCTTACACGGTTCAGTCATAATCGAAGATGTCTGAGAACTTAATGACAAGCTGACTGTCAGTAAGATTATTAAGGCGATCAAGTTCTTCTTCATAACGTTGTAAGTTTTTATTAGTTTTATAGCTCAAATCTGATAATTCTGATTGAAGCTTATTTATTTTCTCATGTTCCAACCTGGTGATTGAATCAAGAGTTTTAAATTTAGTGTTATTAACCTGTATCAGGTTTGAAAGAGAGTCTATCTGCTTTTTGTAACTATTATCAAAGGATGGATATTTGATAAAGTTTGTTAGGGAGATGGTAGCTGCTATACTTCCTCCTAGGAGTATCAGCACGATGAGTAGTTTTAAAACCCAATTATCCTTCATTTTTATGTATTTTTACTAGTAGTTTGCCTTCTCCTTTGATGACCCTATGCCATTGGTGTCTTAATATAAATATAGACACTCCGGGTTCTAGGCTTGTAGGAAGTTGATCATCCATCTGCATCTTCCAACCTTGTCCGCATTCTAAAACTTCTACCAGTCTTTGTTCATCATCCCTATGCCACAGTAATTCAATTGGATCAATATTTTCATCAAACTCTCGAATTACGTAGTCTAGACCTGTTTCTATATCTGTGTAGGGTTTCTCCATGTTACAACTTCATCTATCTGTTCTTGAGTCCAGTGCTTGTAGTAGTCTGTAAATTTAAGACTATTTGACTTAGAAGTCAAGTCTGCTAGATCTTGAATTATCCAAATGTAGCAATCTGGGAAGGTGGTTGTTACTCCGTTTATGCTAAAAGGGTTTCTTGGATCACTATCTAACACTACTTTGTTGGACTGTACTAGATTTTTATTTAGATGCTTGGTTTTCATTTCCAAGGCTTCTACTGAGTAATTCTCATAATCAGGAAAATAAAAGATACAGACTTTATATTGATAAACATCACAGGTACTACCCTGTATTGCTATTTTGTCTAAATTAGTCTCCTGAATAAAGTACTCTTTATTTTGAATCACCGCCCGGGCAAAAGGGCAGATCGGCATATTGCTTAATTCTTCTCTTGGTATGATTAAAGTATCAAACCATTTTTTAAGATTCTGTATCATCTTCCTTGTCTGTTATTGGACCTCCAACAACCCAGGCATCACAAGTTCTAGCAGCTGCACATTTGAACTTCAAGAACCTACAATAACCCAATTGTCCGGCTTCAATAACATCGAAGGGATCTTCAGAACCTTCATCATCTCCTATACCCTTGGCAATACAATCCAAAGTCTTTTTTGTGATATCAAAAGCGGCACAATTGCCACAGAGTGATTTCTTAGCTTCTTCTGCAGAATCAAGCTTCCACATATCAACTTTAGCCTGCCAGAATTTCTCATTAGGCTCGTTTGGATTTAATGGACCGTATCCATATTCATTAATTGCCTTCTGTCTGTTCTGAAGGTTTAATTCAATGTTTTGAGTCGGGGCAGGGCATTTTGCAACCTCTGCTTCGTTTAGGATATCTACGAGTTTCATTTTTTAGATTTTTTACCCCATGTTTTACCTTTACCTTTATCCTTACAAGCAGACGGGGTGGGTCTACAAGCAGGGTATTTAGATCTTTTTTCTCCTTCTTTTCTTCCGCAGGCTTTATAACCGCCCTTACCGTCGGGTGCATTACAGTCCACCCATCCGGAAGAACTTCCTTTGGCTCCTTTTCGAGAGAACCATTTATGTAATGATTCATCCTCTTTAAGATCCTTCCAGATATCTCCTTTACGGCATCTAACTACTGCTCCTGATTTATAAGCAGAAGGTTTGTCATACTTACGGTCGGCAATTCTTAGACAGCGATCACGCTTCTTTTCCTCTAAGACTTCCTGTATGATTTTTTTTAGATCTGCCAATTTAGTAAGTTTTTAAAACGTTAATTAAACTTATTATTCTACTATACATATATTAAGTACCTAGGTAAGTAATAGAACTAGTAAATCTTATACAAAACAAATAACGTTGTATTATCCTACTCTATTAACTGTTGTAATTACTGATGGTACAGCTGGTCTGGTTGGTGAAGTTCTTGGAGCTGTATATAATATTGCAGTATCAACGTCATTAGAACTCCAGCAGAATTCTACATAATCTCCAGCACTAGCACTTACAAAATAGTTGATAGCGTATAAA